GACTGGTAATTACCATTTAATTTGGTAATTGGATTGCTTTCAATAAGGTTAACTATATCTACACTCATTTTATAAATTAATTATTATATTATCTTTATATTGTTTTTTGCTTTAATAATTAAAAAGCATTAATTTAATTATTAAAATATATAAAAAGGTATGACATGATAAATCGTAAGATAAATCGCTTAATTGGAGTAAGCAAGACCACCCATACCACTCATGATACGAAGAACGTTATAGTTAGTGGCATAGACACGAACCTTGGCAGTCTTGGTTCCCTCAACAGTAGCATTTGAGAGGACAAGTTGAAGAGTTGCGTTATCAATTCTGGAAAAGTTGCAAGTTCCTGAAGGTTGATGTTCTTCAGGTCTGAGGGCGAAGGAGTAGACATTAATTCCCTCATCAGGGTTTCTGGTGTGGGCTTGGTAAGGTTGGACCCAAGAGAAGTAAGATCCTTCACGCTCAGAGAAGCGGTCTTGTCCGTTAAGTTGGAGCTTAGCGGTGACGACAGGGTTTTGTCCCCAACAGTGCATGTCCAAAGAGGTCTCAGTAAGGACGAATGTTCCGGCATCAGAGACACCAGAGTTATCCTTGTGAGATGATGCATCAGCAATAAGGGCAGCAATGTCAGCAGGTGTTCCAACAGGAAGAGGAACTGCATTTCCACCAAGGTTTACCTCATTGTAAGGATTTTGAGGTCCGTGCCAGTATCCAGTGAAACCAGGTAATGTATTGACATCAGTAGCACCAGCATCTTGGAAGAGACCACGAGCATCAATGAAAGCACGAGAATCAGCAGCAACAGAGGCAGGACCTCCGAAGGCATGGACGGCATTAGGAAGAGCATCAATAGCATCTGTGTAGTTGAAAGGTTGAGCACCAAGGACCTTGAAAAGAAGGGCATCACAGGTCAAAGATGAACAGTAATCAACGTTTTGATCAGGTTGGACAACCCAGATGAGCTCCTTGACAGGGTGGTTGAAGTTGAGTTTAATCTTGTTAGAAGAAGAACCAACTGATTCATCACCAGTAAATTGGAGTTGTGTAATAAGGTACTCATGAGGGTTTTGTGCCATTCTGCGGCGCTCGTCAGTATCAAGGAAGACATAGTCAACATAAAGAGAAGCAGCAACCAAAGATTGATTGTAGGCAATGGTGGCAGGAACAGGTCGTCCAACAGAGTATTGACCAGTAGATCCAGTGTAAGGATTGGTGTTGCAGTTTAATGTGGTAACGGCCCAGAGACACTCATCAATAGGTCTGATATCAAGGTTAATCTTGACCTCGTGGTATTGAAGAGCAATCAAAGGAAGGGCAAGACCAGGGTTGGTACAGAACCAGAATTGAAGAGGAACATAAAGGGTTGTCTCAGGAAGAGCATTACGAGGAGCACAAACTTGACGAGGAGCCAAGGAGTCACAAGGAGACTCAACATCAGAGAAAGAAGGATCAGTGATGAATGTAAGTTGAGTGGTGTTACCAATCATCTTGAAGTATCCACGTTGTTGTTCAGCAGTCATTGTAAGTTGGTTCCAGATGTGCATCCAGTCACCATATTGACGATCAATTCTTTGACCTCCAATCTCAACCTCAACTTGAGCAACAAGTTGCTCTCCAGGGAAATCCAACCAACGAGCATAGACACCATTGTTTGCTCCATTAGAGTAGTTTCCAAGACCCATGAGTTGGTTAATCTCAGGAAGAGTAACTTGGAGATAAGTACGGTAAGCAAGATCACCATTTCTGGAGATCACGCATTGGACACGGCGACCGAAATCGGCTTGTCCGTTGAAAGTTTGCTCGATAGATTCAATAGCAAAGTTTGTGTATCTTCGGTAAGTAACTTTCCAGAAAGTAATTTGAGGATTACCAGTAAGGTAAACATCTTGAGCGCCATAGGCTACTAATTGCATAAGACCACCTCCCATTTTATAATATGGCTAAAGAAAAAAAAATTTTGGAAATTAAATTAATTAAATTTATTAATTCTATTAAATTTATATATTTAATAAAATACAGTTTAAAATTTTTATTTGGTATTATTATTGGAATATATAATAAATAAATTTTTAATATAATGATAATTTTGTAAATAAAGTAAAAATACTTATTTACAAAGCAAAAACAAATTTAATTAAAGTACATTTATTCTAAAGTAAAATGTATAAATACAAATGTAAATACAATAATAAAAAGTTAAATAAAAAATTTTAATAATTTTAAAAATATATTTCTAAAGTAAAATAAATGAAAAAATAAAATAAAATAAAATAAGTTTAATAGAAAAAAATATAAATATAAATAAAAATATATAAATAAAAAATATTGTAAAAAAGTATTATAATATATTATAAATTCAATCAAGTAATTATTTTATTTAAGTCCAAATTAGTCTTCATAAATTTAAGTAAATATGAATCCTCTAATACTTCTTTTTTATTTTCATGATGTTTGGTAAATACATAAGATTCATTTCTTTTTTTAACAGACCATCCTTGCTCTATAGAATTAAATAAAATTAACATTTTTTGCAATTTAATTGCATCTATTTTTATTTTTTCATTTTCTAAATCTTTTAAAGAATCTAAATTTATTTTAATATCCATTAAATTTAAAACAGAAAACATAAAATATTTTTAAACCATTTATAATTATTTTGTATCTGGATAATTATATACCATATATCTAGTGTAATTATTTATTCCACAAACAGTATTACCAAATAAATTACCACAAGGATCAATCGTGTAATCAATAAATGGTATAGAATTTACTAATATAGGTGTAGGTGAATTACCTGATATATCTGATATAACAGGAACACCTTCTAAATCTAATTTTGTTATTAAATTAAAGTTTAAATTACCTCTATTAATGCTATTTTTATAAGGATAATAAGTTTGATTATATGACTGTTTAAACATTAATAAATTACTTTGTGAAGCACTTTTAATATTTGTTATATTATTTACACATTTATTACTAATACAATAACTATTTTTAGCCTTTTTATTATTTATATATTCACCTGCCTCTAATGGTTCTGAAAATACGCCAAAGGATTTTTTACCACAACTATAAGAATATGAATATGCCATATAATATATTATTTTATTTAATAAATGAAATAATAAATAAATATATAATTTTAAAAACATACATTTTTAAAAATATATAATTTAAAAAATATAATTTATAGTTATTATAAATTAAATAAATTTTTAAATAGATATTAAAAAGAATACATGCCTAGTTTTAAACCTAAATCAAATAAAAAAATTAAATATAATAAAAAATCTTCAATTACATTAGACACAAAACATAAGGAATTTTTAAATGAGTTTAATAAAGATCAACATAATGTAGTACCTGAATTAAAATCTGAAATACAAGAACTAAAATATAAATTGCTAAATAACGAACTTAATATTGAACAAAAATTAGATATAGAAGATAAAATCAATGAATTAAAAGAGAAAATTAAAGATATAAATTTAAAAAAAAAAGAATATTTTCTTGATAATTCAAAATATATTTTTGAATATTTTGAAAACAAAAAAAATATATCTATTTGCAATACAATTCAAACAGATTCAAATAAAACAAAATTAGTAAATTCATTCTTTAAAATAAAACAACCAAATGAATTTGAAGATGAAATAATCGCAAAAAAGGATAATAATAATATTGTACAAAAATATTTAAGTAATATTGATGATTGTTTTCTTGATATTAATTCATTTGTTTATCAAACTGATATATGTAAAATATGTTACAAAGGTGAATTAATACCACTTGAAGATGAAGGTATTTTATTATGTAATAATTGTTCAAGAAACATACCATATTTAATTGAAAATGAAAAACCTTCTTATAAAGAACCGCCTAAAGAAGTTTGTTTTTATGCATATAAAAGAATTAATCATTTCAAAGAAATATTAGCACAGTTTCAAGGTAAAGAAACTACGCAAATTCCTCTTGATATCATAGAAAATATTAAATTACAAATTAAAAAACAAAGAATTGATATTCATCAAATAACGAATTTAAAAACAAAAGAAATTCTTAAAAATTTGGGCTATAATAAATACTATGAACATATACCATTTATTAAAGATAAATTAGGAATTAAACCTCCAATCATGTCTCCTGAATTAGAAGAAACATTATGTAATCTTTTTATTGAACTTCAATCACCATATTCAAAATATTGTCCTGATGATAGAGTTAATTTCTTAAATTATTATTATACAGCATATAAGCTTTGTGAATTGTTAGGCGAATCACAATATTTAGAGCATTTTCCTATGCTAAAAGATCCAGAAAAAAGAATGGAACAAGACGAAATATGGAAAAAAATATGTATGGATTTAGATTGGGAATATATACCTACTATTTAGTTTACAATTATTTAATTTCACGTATTTAGTTTAATAATATTTTGTTTAATAATATTTAATTAGGTTTATATGGAAATAATTGTAACTCATTGGTATTATAAATAGAAAAATTAGGATCATAATTATTTGCACCTACACCATTTCCATAACAAATACCACCTCTTTGTTTTCTTCTACGTGTATGTCTAGTTTTTTTATGATTTATGGTTTTTTTGTTATGTCTAGTTTTTTTATATTTTAACGAATGTTTTGCCATATTATTATTATATATTTATATTATATATTTATATTATATATTTATTTATTTATTTATTTTTTCATTACAATATTGTAGAAGAGTTTCATTATTATATTTAATTTCTATATTATAGATTAAATTTATATTATTTATTTTTGTAAATAATATAATTTTTACAATTTAATTATTTTATAAAATCATTTATGATTTAAAACCCACCAGGGAATTTAACTAAGTTTGCACCAATACCAAATCCGGCTCCAGATCTAGCAGTAGCCCCCATAGATGGAACATAAGTATCAAGAATGCTGAATGTGGCAGCAGCAGTTAGAGCAATCAAAATAATCTCTTCAATATTTAAAGAACGTTTAGGAATAGCATAAGCAGCAATAGCTACCATTAAACCTTCTACTAAATATTTAATAATTCTTTTAACAAGTTCACCAATATCAATTAAACCGTTCATTATAATAAATAAAAAGAAAAAAAATATATATTGCGATAAAAAACTTAAAATTAAATAAATTATTTATCTAAATGGATCTTTCTAAAGATAAAGCTTCTAAGAAATTCGGTTTTGAAAGAAAAGAAATAAATGGTAAAACTAATCCTAAATATGTTGATTTATTGGAAGAAGATAAAGCAATTGCTGGACAAAAATTTGTTTGCGTATCTTTTTGTTCTCCTGAAACAATTTTAAAACAAAAAGAAATATTCTTTTTTGAAGAATTCCTAAAGAAATGGGATTTAAATAAATCAATGGAGAAATTTGTTCAATTTTTAAATTTTGTTTCTTTTAAATACAATATTTCATTTGACGATTTATCTAATGATTTCAAGGATTTTGTTAAAGAAGAAAAAGAGACATTAGTAAAAACTACATTTGAGGATGACTATAAAACATTTCTTGATAATAATGAAGATGAATTGCAAAAACAATTTGATATTGCACATAATTTTCAAACAAATACAAGAGGAATTAAAATTCGAGGATCTTATCCTACACAAGAAGAAGCTGAATTAAGAGCAAAAATGTTGAGAGAGATGGACAATAATCATGATATTTTTGTTGGACCTGTTGGAATGTGGATGCCTTGGAATCCTGAAGCTTATAAAACTGGACGTGTTGAATATATGGAAGAAGAGTTGAATCAATTGATGAGTGAGAAACAAAAGAATGAATCTAATGCAAAAACAGCATTTGAACAACGTGTTAAAGAATCAAAGCAAAAGGCGATTGAAGAAAATGTTAAGAATGCTGAAAAATCAGGAAATACATTAACTCAAACTATTGATGAACAAGGAAACCTTGTTGGTGTTAATAATGCTAATACACAAGAGTTTGCTTTGAGGGAACAAGAAAATATTTCCACTGCAGATATTTGTAAGGAATTGTTTGAAGGCGAAAATATTGTTGTTGGGAAGACAGATAATGGTCAAAGTCAGCTTGTAAGTGGTCCTTTTGCAAATAAAAATTAAATAAAAATTAATTAAAAAATAAATTTTTAATTAAAATTTAATAAATAATAATTTAAAGATTTTTTTAAAAATATATTTATATGTCTCATAATATTGATAAAATTATATATATTAATTTAAATAAAAGAACTGATAGGAGGGAAGAAATAGAAAACGAATTAAATAATTTTAATTTAAATTATGAAAGATTTGAAGCTATTGAAACACCTGGTTGCGGAATGATTGGTTGTGGTAAATCTCATCTTGGTGTATTAAAAATAGCAAGAGATAATAATTATAAAAATATTTTAATTTTAGAAGATGATTTTACATTTTTAGTATCAAAAGAAGTATTTGAAAAAAATTTAACCGAATTTTTCTCATTAAATTTACCTTTTGATGTGTGTATGTTATCATATGGTTTAAGCAAGTGGGAAGAACTACACGACAATAATGTAGTCAATAAGCTTATAGAGTCAAGTTCAGCATCAGGATATATAGTAAATAGTAATTATTATAATAAATTAATTGAATTATATGAAAATTCTGTTGTTTTATTAGAGCAAACAAGACAACACTGGTTATATGCTAACGATCAAGTATGGAAGGACTATCAATTAACTGATAATTGGTATTATTTTAAAACTAGAATAGGAAAACAACGTCCTTCATATAGTGATAATGGTGAAGCCTTTGTTGAATACAATTGTTAACTTTTATATGTAAAAATAAATATAATTTTACATATAATTTTACATATAATTTCTACCATTTATTTGCCTTTTTCACACTAATCTTTGGACCTGCACCTCGTTTTTTACTATTATTAGGATCATATTGTTCTTCTTCATCATCATCTTTCAAACTTTTTGATAGTTCCCAGAATTCCTTAGATCCTAATCTGAAATCACCATGATTATCAGCTTTGTACCAAAATACTTGATCATGCAACTTATTAGATTTAGAGTTATTATTAATAACAAGGCATTCATAATTCTCTGTGCATTGATCCATCACCTGACAAAAGCTCTCAAATGTTGGAAACATTCCTGCGTAATTTTCATAAATACGTTTTCTATTTGCAATATAATTCTCTCTTAAAATAAAAACATAATCTATATTGGTTCGGAGTGTTGGAGGAATACCAAGAGGATATTGCATAGTTATGACCAACATTACCTTCCAATGTCTACCGTTCATAAAGAGTAATCGCATCATTTTATCACGAGACCAAGTATTATCATAAAGACAATCATCTAGAATAACAAATGCACGTGGATCTATTGTGCTTCGTTTGTATGTTTCCATCTCTTTTTTAATTTGTTTTAAAACAGTACGCTGTCTTTTCAAAATATTTTCAACAATAGCTGTATTATATTCATTATGTACAAACAATTTTGGAACCATTTTACCGTAAAAACCATTTCCTTCTTCTGTTCCTGATATAACAGTACCTATTGGAATATCTTGTTGATAATAAAGCAAATCTCTTACCAAAAAAGATTTACCAGTATCACGTTTACCAATTAAAACAACAACAGGACCTTTATTTTCATTAGGCTTAAAACTAATACTTTTCATATCAAACTTTTTTAATTCTAAAGTCATATTATTAGTTTTATAAATTATATTTTATATCTTTTTACGCAATTTTATGTTTACTCAATTAAATATATATTTAAGTAATAAGTTAAAAATACATATAATTTATATATTATTTAGCTAAAGAAATGATAAAGGTAAATTATCAAAAAAGAAAGAATACTGAACTTTTTAAAAGTTTAGAAGAACCATCAAGTCTTTTTCTTACAAAAGCACAAAATTATATACCAATATATAACAAATTCTTTTCATTAAATGATACAAATTTTAATGGAATAAATTTAAATAATAAATGGTATATTTCAAGTATTAATAACCAAATTGAAGAAGATTTTCACTTATATAATTGTAGAATTAAAAACATACATAATAATAAAGTAAAAGACAAAGATGTATTTTTAAAATTAGCCCCTTTGTTAGACCCATATAAATATTTAATAGGTAAATATGATATTAATGATGAGTGTCTTTATAATTTACCAAAAATAAATTCAACAGAAAATAATTGTCATCCCAAATTTATAGATACAAATAATGCTGCATATGTAGATGGTCTTTTTATATATTTAACTAGTAATTTAATACACACACATTCTTTTATTCACAGTGTAGATTATTATGGTTCATTTTTAGGAATAAAGAATGATTTTATTATAAATGTTTTTGATGATTTAGATTATTTAAATAACTCTGATTTCTTTAATAAAAATAAAAATATATTATTTAAAATAGATAGTTATGAACATTTATTTAAAAATGAAGAAGAAAAATTGAAACCCATTAATATAGATCATAATTCCAGTATTAAATCGCAATTTTCTATTAAATCATTTGATAATGAAATATTTGAAGATATATTTGAAGAAAAACAAATAGATCTTAATGATGTGAAGAATATGTCTATTGATTTAGTTGATATAACTGGAACAAATATTTTAGATAATAAAGATAATCAACACGTAACACTTAAATCAGGGTCAACATGTTCATCTAGATCATCACATACAGATGAAGAAGATTTAATTAATGAAGATATTGAAGAATTATCTGAAAATGATACAGAACAAAATGATAATCAAGAAGATGGTGAAGACGAATATGAAGACGGTGAAGATGAAGATGAAGATGGCGAAGACGGTGAAGATGAAGATGATGAAGATGGCGAAGACGGCGAAGACGAAGATGGCGAAGACGAAGATGGTGAAGATGAAGACGAAGATGGTGAAGAAGATGAAATTATAAATGTAACTATTCCAAAATTTCCAGTTCAAGTTATTAGTATGGAATTCTGTGAAAATACATTTGATAATTTAATTTTAAATAATGAATTAAAACAATCTGAATGGTACTCAGCATTTATGCAAATCATTATGATTTTAATTACATATCAACAAGCTTTCAATTTTACACATAATGATTTACATACAAATAATGTTATGTATAATCAAACTGATAAAAAATTTATTTATTATTGTTATAAAAAAAAGTATTACAAAGTTCCAACATTTGGTCGTATATTTAAAATAATAGATTTTGGACGAAGTATATATAAATTTGACGGAAAATTATTTTGTAGTGATAGTTTTAAACCAGGTGGTGATGCAGCAACACAATATAATACAGAGCCATATTTAAATGAACAAAAACCTAGATTAGAACCAAATTATAGTTTTGATTTATGTCGTCTAGCCTGCTCAATATTTGATTATCTTATAGATGATATTGATGAAATAAAAGATTTGAGTAAATGTAAAGATCCTATTAAACGTTTAATAGTTGAATGGTGTTTGGATGATAAGGGTATTAATATGTTATATAAAAATAATGGTGCAGATAGATATCCTGATTTTAAATTATATAAAATGATTGCACGATGTGTTCATAATCATACACCACAAGCACAATTATTTAGACCAGAATTTGATGCATTTTCAAAATTTACTGGTAATGTACCAGATGATGTAATTAATATTGATGATATACCATGTTATATATAAAAAAATATAACAGTATAGAAGTATAAAAATAACAAGTAATATATTAACTGTTATTTTTAATTATTTTTTCTAGAATTGTCAAACCATTATTATTTGTAAATTTATTCATAAAAATATTTCCATGTTTCTTTATATTCCACTGGTATAATAAAATCAATATATTTTTGTTGAATGAATTGTAAACTAATTTGACATTCAATTCCACATTCTTGAATATGTTTATACCACATTTCTCCAAATTCTTCTGTTTTTTTACACATTTTTTTAATATTCCAACCTGCACAAAAATGAATATTTATTTTTTCTGAAAACCTTTCCTGTATTTTTTGTTCTATATATTTACTATATTTATCCTTTTCTGTTCTATATTTTTCGAAATTTATCGCTAAATTAAATTCATCCCATACACTGTTAAATTTATCTGAATATGGATGTTTACTTAAAACTATTATTTTATTATCATCATTAGAAAGTGTAATAATTAATTCTTCTATTTTATTTTCATATACTTGAAGTTTGCTATCAAACCAACATAAATACTCATAATTGTTTAATATTTCAAATTTATGAGGACAACATCTTAATTGTTTTGGTTCCATTTAATCTTTTATATCACAATTGTGAATAGGAATACAATCAATAAACACTCTTATCCATAATGTATTTTGTAGATTATTATAAATCTCAATATCATTAGTAAAATAATAACAATCATATTTTGTAGAAGGTAATGGTGGAATTAATCTTGAATAATTATTAATTCCACCAAAATAACAAGTATAATATAAGCTAATTTTTTCATTTTATATTATATTTTAATAATCTTTTAATATTTTTTTACAAAACATATAATAATAAAATAATGTGTATAAATAATTTTGCTCTATTTCACATTTATCTAAAGCCCAAGAATTAAATACAAATTTACAAGCCTCATAACATTTTTTATGATTTGAATTTTGAAAAGATCTTGTTATAAAATTGTAAATAGGAGGTTCAGGAGCATCATAAATATATTTGTAATTTGTAATCATCTGTTGATAATCACCATAATAATGTTCGAATAAATCTGGATTATCAAAATAGACTGGACTATATAATTGTTCATCAGCATGCCCATAACCTTGCTCTAAATATTCTAAAAATTTATTCTCTATTAAATCACAAACTTTGTACATATATTCTGAATTACCTGTAAAAAATCCACTACACATACTACATCTACCCCATTTAAAATATTCATTAGTATTTTTAATTAAACTTTCTGGTATATAATCAATATAACATGTTGAAAATTTATCTCTATTTATAGCTAGTCCCTCAGACAAACGAATCAAATTTTTAAATCCCATTCTCTCTATACAAAAATTAATCCAACAAAAATGTGTAGATTGAAATGGATTTAGTTCAATAACTTCTTTTAACATTAAATATCTAGATAGACAAAATAAATAATAGCTAGCAGTATTTCTGTTATCAAAATTATATGGATGATTTTTTCTATTTTCAATGATTCTTGCTCTATAATTATTAAAATTTTCATTTAATAGTTTACCATTTTTTTTAAATCTAAAATCGTTAAAATTACGAATTATATATACGGTTTTATTATCAAGATATTTAGGTCTATATTTTTTAATAAGTTCAACACTATCTTCATCACAATAAATAACCAAATTATGTGGTAAACTTAATGTAGATAAGGAATGAGACATATAGTAATCAGATCCTCTAGCATTTATTTCATCACTTGCATCATAACATTTTGTTAAATTAAAATATGCAGTGACTAATGTCCAATTTGTTATATCATATTTATCAAAGGTAATATCTGAATTAAATGTAAGAATTCCTGTTCCAGACCAATGACCAATATCAGTTAAATCATAACGATATTTATCTTCTATTTTATACCAAAAATTATCCCTCATTTCTTTAAAATACCATATATCATCACAAATTATAAATCCATTATAATTTATTTCTTTAATAAAATTAATAAATTCAAATTCCATTACTCCATTATGAAGATCAACATCTAAAAAAATAAATGGACAAGACAAAATAATATCTTTCCATTTGTAAAAAATATCTTTATCAAATAAATTATCTTTCATAAATTTAATATTTTCAATATTTTTTATATTTGGTCTAACTTTATCTACTATGTCAAATGAATAAATTGTGTTACTTTTATTATAAGATAAAGCAAGAGCAGAATGACCTAAATGTGTGCCAATATCAATAATGTTTGAATTATTAAATAATGTTGAAAAATAAGATAATAATTTATAATGTTCTTTTCCAGGATGTGAATAAAATTCAATTTCAGTTTCATTAACTACAATATCTTTATAATTATCAATATAATTTATATTTTCAAGATCAGATTTACTAATTTTATATTTCATTATTATTTAACTAATTTATTATATTTAAATCAATTATAATTTAATATAATTTATATTAATTTAATATAATATATTATAATGAACACATTTGGCTTTATAATTATAAGGCATGTAAATTCAGAAAATACAAATAAATATTGGAATCATTCAGTTAAATTATTAAGAACATACTACCCTAATAAAAAAATTATAATTATTGATGATAATAGCAAAAAAGAATTTGTAAAATCTAATTTTGAGTATAAAAATATTGAAGTAATACAATCTGAATTCCATGGTAGAGGTGAACTATTACCTTATTATTATTATATTAAAAATAAATTTTTTGATAATGCAGTTATAATACACGACAGTGTTTTTTTTCACAGAAGATTTAATTTTGAATTATTAAATGGAATTAATGTTATACCTTTATGGTTTTTTAATAAGGATAAAGAAAATATAAATAATACATTAAGAATTACAAATAACTTAAATAATAATTATAATATTAAAAATATTCTAAATAATGATAATAGTATTAAAATGATTAAAAATGATGAATGGTATGGTTGTTTTGGTGTTCAATCATTTATAAACCATGATTTTCTTTTACATATTGAATCCAAATATAATATATCAAATATGATTAAATCTGTAAAATGTAGAGCAGATAGATGTTGTTTAGAAAGAATATTTGGTTGTATATTTTTTATAGAAAATCCAAATATAAATAAAATCAAATCAGTATTTGGAAATATAATGAAGTATCAACGATGGGGATATTCTTTTCATGAATATATGAGTGATTTTAAAAAAGGTAATATACCAAAACCTGTAGTAAAGGTATGGACTGGACGCTGATTTTTTTATATTTATATTTTTTTATCATGTAAAAAATATAAAATAACATATAAAAAACTAAAATAAAAACTAAAAATAAAAACTAAAAAATAAAAACTAAAAATAAAAACTAAAAAATAAAAACTAAAAATAAAAACTAAAAATAAAAAATAAAAATAAAAAATAAAATACT